CGCCGGGTCCACCGGGTCCGCCGGGTCCGCCGGGTCCGCCGGGGCGTCCGCCGCCGCTGGAGCTGTAGCCATCGGGTGGATAACCAGTTGTTCCGCCGCCAGCGTGATGAGGTCCCACAGTTCCACCGCCGGGGGAGCCAGCAGGGCTGGCAGGTCCCGGATTCGAGCAACCGCCGGGTGAGCAAATACCACTGACACAATCGCCGCCACTACCACAAGGACTGCCGGAATCCGCTCCACTTAAACCCGCTAATTTTACATTTTGCCCTTCTAGACCACAAGGTGAACCACTCTGCATATTTGGTCCGCGCTCGAGACCTTGGTCGGAAAAATTTCCTGAAGAGAAGGAGACCTTAATGAACTTGCCAGCACACGAAGGCGGACGATTATTGTAGGCAACCATGCTAGGATATTGGCGAGCTATACCATATTTATTCACATACCAGATTTTACTCTGCCCGCCCTCCATTGTGGATATATTTTTGCCGTTCCATTCACTCTTCTGTACACCCATAAATTTATTCACGTCCTCCATATAGGTTTTGTAGGTTGAGCCATATTTAGATAACAAACTATTAAACTTATTCTCTAAAGCGTTTAATTCTCCCTCGTCATCCGATACATCATCTGCTGATACCACAACCGCAGGACTCTTTGGTGCTTCTTCATCACTGCCAGGTGTGGGGGCTTGCTGGCTTGTAAAGGCTTCAATGAGTTGCAGATTGGGTTTCATTCTTATTGACATCTGTCTGCGTTTGTCTAAATAATATGAACCTTGCTGTAACTCGGCATTCATTGGTTGGGAACGTTGATTTACTTTTTCCCGATTATCTGTTAATGAGGTAAGGAATTTACTGAATCCCATGATCTATATATAAATAAATTATTTTATTAATTTATTATTTATTTATACTAACTAAATTAGGATGTTGAAATATGTTTGAGAGTGTAGGCGCCAATTGTAACGGCGACAATAAGCCAGACCAAATAGTTGTAGTAAGCTGCATTGGCGGATAATCTACCAGCTTGCTGCTCTCCTTGTAATTGGTGGAGTCCATGAATGCTCGCCTGATGTGAATCAACGTGCTGCCTCAAACGATCTCCGGACGCATGCACCTTACTGCGACCAGCTTTTAACTTGCCACCTGGCGGAAAGCCGCTTGGCGGCATTATTTTGCGAACGTGATTGTCCATTTGCTTTAAAATATCAAGCATTTGATTATTTAATGCTGTTAACGTTTTTAATTGGGAAGGTTTTACACCCGAATGTACACGCTTAAGATGGGTCGCTAGGGCGTCGCTGTATTGTTTCTGTGTATAAGCATATTTTTGTTCTAAGTCAGTTAGAGCATTTTTCTTCGGATTTTCTAAAGGTTCGATAATAGAGCCCAGATTTGGGGAGCTTGTTTGCTCAATCCGCCTGAGGTCAACTTTGGTAACTCCTAAATTCTTATAATGGCTCATCCAATTCTGCCATTTCTTTCCTTGATTTAAGATAGTTCCTAACATTGGAGCGGGATTTGAATTAATTGCGGCCATCTTCTATATATAACTAATCATAGAAAATGTATTTATGATTAGACATTATTTGGGGGTATACTTGGAGACTATAATCCCTACAATAATAACAATACCACCCGTTATTATTTTAGCAGTTTTGGGTGTTGGGATCATACTAGGCGGCAAGTGCTGTAGGAGCCCGTGACCTTTGTGTACTCCTGCCTCGAGGGATTTTCCTGAACTTGCAAGCCAAAGAAAATAGATCAATACGGCAATTCCGAGAGAAAAAAAGATAATATCTACATATCCGTGTTGACGAGATTGTTGAAATTCACGTTTCATCGGATAAGATGCTAAATTAAAATCACGAATTTTTTTAAGTTCATGACGCTCTCTACTATATTGCTTATGCAACTTATCTATATTTGTATTAAGTTCACCGCTGCTAGTACTTGAAATCCCAGATGAAGAATTTATATTGCTTTCTAAAAGAACCAGATCTTTAAAAATATTATCTAGTTGACTTTTACTTGCTAAATATAGTGTTGTGTTTTCCTCATTAGGATTAGCAGCATAAGGTGGATATGCCTTCTTATATCTCTCTAGTATTAAATAAAATTGTGTCGTTAATTCTTTTAAATCGGCTGCATATTTTTTGAAATTAGACATATATATTAATAACACAGACGATAATATTTTGTCGTGATAGCGGTTTTGCTCCCTCTTATTATTTCACAAACTTCGCCAGGTCTCATACCAATTGCCTTAGCAACTGGGTCAAATCGGGATATTTCCGGAAACTGGCTATCTTGTATGATATTATAGTTCTCTTTGATTGTTGCTACCTCCGACTCAGATAAAATTCTATGTAGTGGAACAAGTGAATGATCCAGTATATTAAATTGTAATTGCTTTAAGGTCATGATTGTACAAAATACCTTATCTTTAATGTAAAGATTTGTCATTAATTTAATTGCAGTATCATTAACCTTATCCTTGATAATAATAATAAGATCATCATTAGGTGTTAAAACTTCTTCTATATTAAATAAATCTTCAACATAGTCATAGACATATGGAGGGCGAATTTTGGTTCCCAAATGATATTTCACATAAATCTTCTTTCCTGTGTTCGGGTTATCTAAAAGCATATCTAATTGCTTATTTGCACTCATCATGCGTAACTCATTATAGGAATAATGATCATATCCTTTAATGTCAAATCCTCTTCGCTTAAGCAGCTCTAGTAAATTTTTTCTAGATTTGTATAATTGGGAGATTTGAGTGGCCATTTATATTATTATAATAAGAATATCATTTTAATAATATTTTTCAATTTATTTTAATATTACCTTTTTCTTACCCACTTCTTCTGAAGTAAAAGGTTTCTCTTCAACAATAGAAGTAAGAAGACTAGATTCTTCTTCCAGATTGGCAGCATCTGCCGGCTCTACTTCTATACTTTCGAGGGGTGGATTATATTTCGCAGAGGCTGTAGAATCCTGCGATGTTTCAGAGGGTATATATTCTGGGGATGCAATATCATATTCCGGGGACGGCGGACCCGATCCAGTGCGGGCTTCCGGTTCTTCAGGCACTGAAGATGATATACTTATACCAGGAGGTGCAAAGATATTAGCGCCACCAGGTAATTCTTTATCAATACCAGGCTGGAAAAAGGGTGTTTTGGTTGGTGGTTTCTTGCGGCGTGGTGCAGCTCGCGGAATATCTCTCTCTGACTCCTTCAAATTTCTAATATTTTGTTGGTGCACCTCTCTTAATGTTTTCTTACCGGTGAGTTTTTCTATATCCTTACTTGCTGTTAGAGGGATAAGATTATTTATGTTATCTTCTGTGATGATGCGTATTTGGATATTCATTGTTTGTAATTCATGAATAAGTAATTTAAAAGCATATGGAACTTTGACAATGCTAAATTTGCGCCCGAAACGACTTACATTCACTATATTTAAGGTCTCATCAATGTTTTTAACAAACTTAATAGGACCATCGGCCATTGGGCTTAAAAATAAGTTTTTATCCTCATTATAAATGGCGATAGTACCTGTTGTATTGCAAATTGCCATAAAATATTTATCTCCTCTATCTAACATCGAATTGTTTAAAAATCCGTTAAGTCCATGCGCTATCAGTACATCGCGGTCCATCTCTCCAATACGTAAACCGCCTCCCTTGGCGCGACCTCCAATTGTTTGTCTAGTAAGTGCAGCGCGCGGACCGCGTGCTCTGTAATTAATCTTGTCTTTGACCATATGTTTTAGTCGCATATAGTAGGTGGGTCCTATGTATATTTCTGATTCAAGCTGCTGTCCTGTCATTCCATTATATAAAATCTCTGTTCCGCTGGAATGGTATCCTTGTTTAGTTAGCATTTCCCCGAATGTTTTGCTTTTAGGTCCTTTATTATCCCAAGCAGTGCAATCTCCAAAGCCGCCATAGAGCGTACAGGCTTTTCCCATTAAACATTCAATTAATTGTCCTATTGTCATCCGAGATGGTAATGCATGAGGGTTTACAATTATATCGGGGCGTATCCCATCCGCCGTAAATGGCATATCCTCTTCTGGAAGAATTAATCCGATGGTACCCTTTTGTCCAACACGACTGCTAAATTTATCACCCATGGCTGGTATGCGTTCTTCGCGAATTCTGACTTTTGCCAATCGAAATCCCTCCTCGCCCTCTGTAAGAAAGGATTTATCAACAATACCCTTTTGCCCTTTCTTCGGACCAATGGACATATCAATGGCAGTTTCCGCAGAGGTAAGACTATTCATACATTTTCCAATAATAATTGTTTTATCATCCAATGGAGTATTCTCTTTAATTAATCCATATTGATCAAGATGACTATAATCAAATCCAGGTTTTAGTCCAACAATATTCTCTCCTTCGACATTACAAAAACGTGTATCAATTGTCGTGTTACCCACCTTGCTACTCTCTTCGTATGATTCATACATATTGAAATACGTTGTGCGAAAAATTCCTCTATCCAACGCACCTTTATTAAAAATAACAGCATCTTCAACATTATAACCTGTATATGTAGCAATTGCCACAATTGCATTCTCACCATATGGGTGCTCCTCATTGGAGGTAATTTTTAAGTATTTACTTTTGATAATAGGTATTTGTCCGTAATTAAGAACAAGTGCCGTTTTATCAATTCTATTCTGATAATTAGAATGAAATAGTGAAACCGCTTGTTTGCTTTGCCCACACGAGAAAGTGTCGCGAGGGTATGGATTATTTTCTGGAAAAGCTATAAGGTTTGCCATAACTCCAAGGATAAAAGAGGGATGAATTTCTATATGTGTGGTTCGCGGACCTATTTTTTCATAGCTAATTAAGGCCCCTTCCTCCTCTTGCACATCCAAATATTCAATAAAGCCCGCATTTTGTTCCAAATACTTAAATAAGTCATCTTGCTTCTCGATAGTATATAGTTCTGATGGTGCGCGGATCTTATCATTATCAGGGTTAATTGCAATCTTTTTTTCTCCAAATCCTAATACACATTCATTCCATGTTAGAATATTATCTTTTAATTTTTGTTCTACTAATTCATTATCATAACTAACTTTGCCGTTTCTATTATAAAAAACTGGGCGTGTCAATCGACCGGCATCTGTCCAAATAAGTATTTCACGTTGTTCTTGGTGCCAGTATACACTCCAATATAAGGGTATTAAGCCGTTTTTTCTATACAGACGTATCATATGTGTCATGATGATGGGTTCACGTATACAGCCAATCCAATTACCATTGATAAAAACTTTGGTTGTTTTGGCTAAAAAATCAAATGAGCATTCAATTAGAAGTTTCATTCCTTTATTTCTTAACCATTTTACCATGGGTATATAAGAACTACCAATTGTTACATTAGCCGTAATAGCGAAATGCTTGTGCAAACCTATATTTCCACCATCTGGCGAATGAATAGGGCAAATCATTCCCCATTGTGTACTATTGAGTAGACGCGGTCCAATAATTTTAGCGCTATCTCCCGGCAATGGAACATTCATTTTTCGTAAATGTGAAATAAATCCATAATAGGATAAGCGACTTAAATCTTGTACAACTCCTAGACGTTTAGTGTGTGGTTGGGCGCCCCAATTGCCTTTAAAGGCCTTTTTAAATCCACTTTCAACAATTCGATCTGCAAAGAGTCCTTTGGATCCTCCAATATTATTAACTATAAGATTAATAAAGTTAGCATTCTGATATGCGGGCTTATGGTAGAAGTATTCTTTCTGAATCTTTACTTTAATATTATTGAATTGCATTTTATAATATTCGCGAAATAGTTGATACAACAACATTCCCGATACTTCAATGCGTTTATACTCATAACTATCTCTATTTGTCGGCTTGCTATTCTTAGTATACACAGCAAGTAATCTTCTAACCATATACCCGAGAAACAAGGCTTTATCTTTAAAATTAAGTTCACCAATATGGGGTAGGAAATAGATAGACATGATTTGCATAACTTCTGGAATAGAGGTTGCATGTTTAACGAATGTGGAAATATATTTTAGTGCTGCAGATTGTGTAAAGATATATCCGGCGTCATGGATGCTGGGTCTGAAAAGGTCGATAACGTCCTTATTATTTTCAAGATCTAGTAAACAATATTTTATTATATCTTTATCTGATACGACCCCAAGGGCGCGCATGACGATAAATAAAGGAATTGGTTTACGAACATTGGGAATATTGACAACAATATTATTGTTTGTAATTGTTTCTGTGGGAGCTACAATTCTAACAGAGAGAGTGCGCATCGGTTTTGAAGCATCTTCAGAAACAGATCGAATTTCAGCTGCATGGCTGTATATATCGTTTACCTTATCGCGTATGTATAGTGTATTATCTGCAAATTTCTCTTGACAAATAATTACCTTTTCTTTGCCATCAACGATAAAATATCCACCAGGATCATTTTTACACTCACCCATATTAAATCGGACATCACGCGCAAGTCCATTTAAAATACATAGTTTTGATTGTAACATAATAGGGAATCTTCCTAAGAAAATTTTTGATAGCTTTTGCTCGATAATTGCATCTTTTCCATCGTCATTATGGATAGTTATTTCTATATCGACATCATAGTGAATTGAACATGCATAAGACATGTTGCGCAAGCGCGCCTCATTTGGATACATGAAGTGTTCACGTCCACCCGTATCATAAATGACAGGTTTCCCATAATAAATAGCATTACCCTCTTTGCCACCCAAATACAAATTACAACGATACTTGTACTCTTTCGTTTTAGGATCTTGTTCTGCCATAAAAGGAATAGGATTGTTTTCGCGCAATATTTGCGGGATCTGAGAATACATAAAGTTATTATACGATTTAAGATGATGATTTACTATCCACTCGGGATTATTATCAAAATATGTATTTATAATTTTCCATATGGTTGCCATTATACTATACTTTGAGCATTTTTTTTTAAAGTATAAATTAAATAAATTATTTAACTTATGCTTCACGTTTTAAAGAGTGGGCGGCGGATTCAAAGCCCGCCAGAAGGAGGATCCCAATAAGAATAAAGAAACCAATAAAAGGTAATAATACTAAAAACCATGATACTCCTTTGTAACCAGAATTACATAGCTTATTCAGTGCCCATGTCCATGCTAAGATATAAAGTGCCTTCGCAATAAAGAAAACAAAGTTATGGTGGCGCAAAGGAAGATGGTAGACACCGACCTTGTATGTATGCGGCTCACCTAAATTATGTAAAAAAAGAGCTAAAATACTTACACACGATAAAATAAAATAAAACTTACTTGGTGCGCAGAGAGATTTATATGTATCTTTTAAAGTCATTTTATATTAATTAAATATTTTTTTTTTTAAAGATACTTAAGTCTATTTAGAAAAGACGGCAGCCATATCGCTTTGAGGTGTGCTTCCAATAACCTTCACATCCTTGCCAATTGGTTGCACCATCGGATTGGATGATGGTACATTTCTTTGACCAACGTATCCCGCATACATATTTTTCAAACCATTAGTGCTACTAAACCCTACATCCAAGATATCATTAGGGATGAGGGGATACATCCATTGGGCAAGCTGACCTCCTCCTTGCTGGTGACGGCGGCGGTTATTCCGGCGGTTGCTCCGGCGGTTATTGCGGCGGCGGTTGCTCCGGCGGTTATTGCGGCGGCGGCGGCTGCGGCCGCCTTGTTGTTTAAGTGGGCATCCTCCTCCACGCTTTTTACGGCTGCGGCGGCGGCGGCGGCTGCGGCCGCCTTGTTGTTTAAGTGGGCACCCTCCTCCACGCTTTTTACGTCTGCGGCGGCGATGGTGCGTTGGGCGTTTTCGTTCTAATTCATAGGCTAAAAGCCCTGCAGGGATACCAAGGGCAGCGGCAGTTAAGACGGCTTTGGCGCCCCGTGTCAGTTTTCCTCCGCGGCGGCGGCGGCGGTTAGTACGCCGGCGATTATTTCGGCGATTATTTCTACGCGATTTTGACATTATATATATACTTATGAGAAATTATTCAATATCAACATGGGTCAATAGGTGCCGTCGACAACAATATTTCGTCAGACCTAATTCATCCATAACTTCGCCCTCTGGTGTTTTTTTAACATTTTCTTTCGTTAAATATACAACATCATCGCCTTCTAATCCATCGGATAATTTCTTTTCTCTCACTTTGCGAATATAATATAAATATTTATTTGCTAAAACCTTGCCACATGTAAAACATTTGATGGGGATAATCATATGTTATACTTAATATAAAATTTTTATAAATCAATTTTTAACATTATATTTTTTACCTAAATAATACCAGTAGTCGTATGAGAAACGCGACCCCTTATCATCGGTTTTATATATAGGTCCTCGCTGCTCATCTCCAGCTACACATGTTGCTTTATTGGTCTCGGCATTATGTGCGTATACGCAACAATTAACTACACTGCAACTTTTTCTTGATAATTGATTACAACTTTTTTCTAAAGTGTGTGACTTCTTGTGTGAATTACAAAATCCTGTTTTAATCATTTTATTAAAATCCGGGTCTTGTATATGATTCTTGAGCTGGGAGGGTGAGGAGTGGTGGTGATGGTGAACCGATTCGGGCTGGCGAACGGGGAGATGGGGGTGCGATGAGCGCTTGCGTCCGTCTCCGGCATTCTTGAGTGTTTCTAAAATAATACGCCGCCCCGGCTTTTCAGGTGTCGGTTTATTAAAATTTATATTATTGATAATAATATAGCTAATAACAAAAAATATTATTAATAACCCCCAAGCTATATTTATCCAGTTTTGTGCAATAAATTGGAGAGAAAGACCTATAAAATCCTGTGCCATTACACTATTGTTAGATTATGTTGTTTCTAGTATTTCCATACCTGTCGATGTCTTAAATAATCTATGTTGTGTACCTGATTCGTGAATTTTAATATGACAGCTTTTACAAATATTTACCAAATTAGCCTTATGGTTCTTATGAAAATGTTTTATAAATCCGTCCTCAGAAGCATGCTGTTGATGTTGCAAATGATGAATATCATTACCAATTACATCTCCACAAACTTCACATCCTCCTTTCAGTTTTGCTGCATTATAATGCGAACTATGTTGAGAGAGAAGATTCGGTCGCGGATTTAAAGAATGCGCCAAATCCATAAAATCTTGCGGTAAACTTAGCGCCTTGCACACCTCCAATCCATATTCATGCCGACCAGGACCCACCTTCAACTTTCTCTCATAAATCAACTGATCCTTCTCTCGATTATAAATCACAGACATATGTGACATATTTAAATGTTCTAAATTTATGATCTCTTTCATATGTGTTACTTCATGAAAATGTGTAGCAAAAATAAAGTTGGCTTTTCTCTCATGCAATTGAATTATTCCAGCAGCAAATATCTTAAGCGCAGATGTCGTTTCAGTACCAGAACAAAGTTCATCTCCTAGAATTAAACTATTCTCAGTAGACATATTTAGAATTGTTCGTAATTCGGACATCTCAACAGCAAATGTACTTAACCCTTTAAATATGTTATCATTTCCAAGAATACGTGTAAATAATTGTATGTAAGGTCGATACACAAAAGATGAACAGGGAACAAACATTCCACTCTGAGCCAATACAATCGCAATACCAATAGAACGGATCAAGCTAGACTTTCCCACCGCATTAGTCCCGAATAATAACGTACCACAATCATCTCTCCCGAGAGAAATATCGTTTGGCACATAAATTTCACTCGTTTGTAGGTGCTCGATAAGAGGATGCCTGAGGTCCTTTGCGTCAAAGAATGCTGTTTCTCTCGCCATGTCAATCTCAGGTTTACAATAATTATATCTTTTTGCGATATATGCTTTCGAGAGAAGCATATCCAGTCGCGTAATATACTTTACAATCACTTGTATATGGTCCCCTTCATTTTTAATCTTTTCCAAAAAAGCATCATATACAACTTCTAGTTGTCCTCGTAATTGAGAGAATGTTTTGTGAATTGTACTACATAAATTGCTAATTTCCTTGCTATCGATTTTTTTATTACTTTTACCTGCAGGATAGAAATAAAATGGTCCCTTCTTAGAATTTCTAAGGGCGGTCTCTAGAAGTTTGGCGCGGCGGTTGGTACAAACTAAGCTATGCATGCTCTTTTCTGTAATATTAATCTTAACAAAAGGGTTCTTCGGCTTCTTCTTTTCTATCTTCTCTAATTTTTGACATAACCATAATTGTATATTCTTCAGCCCCTCCACACTTCTCTCATATTCTTCTTCTATCTTATCTAATTCTGGAGAGAAACCCGCCTTAAAACAATTATTTTCAAGATGTAAAGCAGTTATTTGTGATGCCTTGTCAATATCAAATGTCTTTTCTAGAACCTCGAGCACGGCGTTGCAACTTCTCTCCACATCCCCATCAATATGTTCTTTCATATATTTCATTAAAATAGGATCCTTACCAATGATTTTATATACATCTAGTGTAGTTTTTACGTTGTGGTAAATAAAAGTGAACTCGCATGGTGTAACGTGCTTCATAAATATCTTACGATAGAGCTTTTCAATATCGCGAATATGAGAGAAACTCTCGCGAATACTTTCCAAAGTGTCAAAATTATCAATAACATGCTCAACGATGCTATATTCTCTCGCAAGTTTTTCGCAATTTGTAATAGGATGAAGGATCGCACCATTCAGAGCGCGCTTTCCCATTGCAGTTTTACAGCAGTTCATGAAACTTAATACTGATGAACACTTGCCTTTGTGTTGATGGTTATCAAGAATATTTAATTGTTGGAGAGAATGATTGGCGAGTAAAAGTCGGTCATTACTATTATCGATCATAGGTTCATGTATTTTCTTTACGAGTGCCGGATTATGCTTTTTAATAAATTCAAGCAGAAAACAGAAAGAATAAGTTGCCACCGGATATTCTTCTAATCGCAATGATTCTACAAAAGGCGCATAATCCTTGATATCATAAAAATATTTCAGCTGCGCTTCCTGATAAATTTGCTTCTCACAATTCTTAGCGGAACTAGAGAAGGGATTATTTTCATCCTCGAGAGATACTTTATGAATATTTGTACATTGTATTCCTGCAAATTGTATTATTTCCTGTATTTCAGTTTCTATAAAATTACGGGTAATTATTATGACTTCATTGGGATTGTAAATAGAATAAAATCGTTCAAGCTCATCATACGTTGTAGACTGATGCAGGTTCTCTCGCTGAAATTCAAATAAATGCGACTTTCCCGTAAATATATCTATATTCGAAATACCACAACTAATATAGGGGGTGCGGAGTGTTGGTGTTGCATATCTCTCGATCCAACAACACATAACATTGTTGGTTAGTTGCTGATTATCTTTTGTTAGATATGTTCCAGGCGAAGAGATAAATCGGAGAGAACGTGTGATGAGTCCACCCTTTTTCTCTTGAGTATAAATCGGCACATTGAAGCCAGCGTCATCCAATTTTTTAAGATACTTATCCAGAATATTATTATTGAATCCTGCCATGACGACATTTTTTTTTCCGATGCAGTTTTTTTTATTAGCGATTCTAAAATCGCATATTTTTGCAAATGTAAGGATTGTTGGAGGTGTAATTATCCCTGTTTTAGGATCTTTGAGCCCATATACTTCAAAGAAGGATCCACATTCCCACAAGACAATCGTTTTCTCTCCAAACTCTTTTGTATGTTGCTCCACCTTCTCAAAATATTCTTGAATCATAGACATGATTAGTTATATTATATATAACTATATGTTTATATATATTTTACTATATTCTTATCATGAATGTAGTAAAAGTTATTTATCATTAATATAGTTATGTAGTAGTAAATTTGCATTATTATTATATATTTCTCCTGATAATACGGCAGTTTCGTAGATACTGCGGCAGAGTTCTTCTGGTGCGTTGCTTCCGACTTTAAGGAGTCCGTGTTTTTTAAGATATAGTTTTATATCTTTGATTTTCTTTTTTTTGAGATTCTTATGTTCTCTCTTAATCTTCCTTCGAGTTGCTTTACTTTTAATTAATATTCCAATTGAATCTCCATGTTTGCCGAGAGTATACCGCCGCTTTTTTTTTAATGTTTGGCTTTTTTTTTCCTTTTTTGGAGTATTAAATTTTTGTTTCATTTCGGTTAATTTTGACTTTCTCTCTAAAATTTGTGTGGATTTGGGTACTATTGGTTTCTCGTAGTGGATAGATTTTTGCTGGATCGGTATTTCGCTGGCACCATCTAATTTACGTAATGTTCTTTTATATTCTGAGTATAAGGGTTTTTTTCCATTTTTTAAAATACCCCATGGCGGGTCATCGTTATTCCTTATTTTAGCTGTGACATTATGAACTCCTTGCGGTGTATGGACATCTAGCTGTTTTCGCCGCCGCCGCCTGCGCTGTTTTTTGGTCTCACTTTTTTGAATAACTGAATTTAAGTATTCTAAAGATGTCTTGAAGGGATTCGAGGTATCTGGCTTGCTGGCGGCGGTATTTTTTAATTCATTTTGTCGTTGACGATGGTCTTTGATTTTCTGTAGTAATTTATCTCTAACGCCATTTGGTTGGATAGCTAGATTTTTTTTTAAGTTGCCGCGTGCTTTTTTTTTTCTGCCGGAACTCTTTTTATCATGGATTAAATATTTCGGATTGATTTGTATAGTCTTCCTTATTTCTGACATTACTATAATTTAAGATAAAACAAACCCAATTATTACAAATATAAACTTGCATATGAATCATTATTCGAGCAGCGATCATTTACCTCATCGTTAGCACAATACATAGTAAATCCCTTATTTAAATCTTGTAATATAAGTTTTTTGCGCTCCTCCGCCTTCTTACCGAAAATACGACGTCCATGTGCAATTTTGGTTTTTGCAAACAAGGTCTCCATATCTCTGCCAAAAAACTTAAAATAATCCTTATTTTTTTTAAACCAAGACTCCGGGATAGGTTCTTTTATAATCCACTTTGCATCCTCAACCTTTTTTTCAAATATCGCTTTTAACTCGCCAGGCGTATAGTCAGTAGTCCTAAAACGCCACGTGAAGCGGGAATCAAGTCCCTGATTATAGTCAAAAAAACATTTTTTCAATTCCTTTTCGTAACCAGCAATTATTACCATTAAATTTTCTTTATTATCGCTAAGAGCTTCACAGAGTGTGTCAATACACTCTTTGGCAAAACTATCACGTTTTTCAGAATTTCCTAAAGCATAAGCCTCGTCAATGAACAAAACACCGCCTAAACATTCTTTGATTAGTTCTTTTGTTTTAAGTGCTGTTTGACCAAGATAGCCCGCAATTAAATCCGCGCGTGTGGCCTTTTTGAAAACATTCTTAGAAAGAACACCCATCTTGCTAAAAATTTTTCCCATTATCTTAGCAACTTCGGTCTTTCCAGTTCCTGGTGGACCATAGATAACAGTGTGCATAAAGTCCTTTCCATCCTTATTTGCACACTTGTGAAGGTCTTGAATGAAATATAAAATCTGATCAAGAATAGAATTTTTAAGATTAGTCATGCCAATCATAGAATCCAAGTCAATAAGTGGACCCTTTATTTTATGAATGGCTTTCATATTAATATTGTATTTGACATTTGGACGCACAGGATAGTCTTCACAAAGTTTAATTAAATCTTTAAGCGTTTCAATAGAAACATCAATATGTATATTTTCAACTATGGGTACCGGTAGAGGAGGCGGCGGAGGAGGAAAGAGGGGAGCAGGCAAAGCCAGAATACTCTGCCTCCGATGTCCCACCTTAAAGCGAGGAGGTTTATAGGAAGATAACGGCTTACCAAAAGTATAATTATTATATTGTCTTGACACACTTTCTAATAATGCATCTAGTCGCCCTTTATCTATAGTCGTTAATGGAGGTATATTGCCCCCATCAAGACAATTTATTATTCTTTTATAAGGAACATCTTTATAATTGGCATCACGATTCTTACGAACGCGCTCTAAAAGTATATCCAAAGGCATATTAAATATAGAAATATTATCACTACCCCTAATACTTTTTTTTTTATCTTTTTTTATTAGTTCTAACGATAATATTTTATTATTCCTTTTTTCATTACATCCTTGTAAGGTAAAAAAATTGTGATCTATAGTTTTTCCTTCATTATGACTATCATTAAAAATGTTTAATTCTCTTGTTGTGAACAATAAATTCTGTGAAGTATCCATTATGTTTCCTGACAGATCGGTATTCAGTGGTATCATATACTAATATGAGGTTTTAAATTTAGCATTTTAATTTAAAGATAAATTGAAATATGAATTTAATAGAGATTTATTGAAATGAATAAAATGAGCTCAGAAGATCCGTGGACGATAATAGAAAGTTATTTTCGTGGTCAGCATCTAGGTAGGCTTGTACGGCATCATATTGAATCATATAATTATTTTATAAAGGAGAGTATACAAAATACGATTAATATGTTTAATCCGGTAACAGTGCATTCTCCACATGATTATGATCCAGTATGCAAAAAGTATGCTATAGAGATAATGATTACTTTCACTAATTTCAATATGTTTAGGCCGCAAATTTATGAAAATAATGGTGCTCGCGCATTGATGTATCCCCAAGAAGCACGTTTGCGAAATTTCACATATTCCTCGGCAATGATGATAGATTTAAATATGAAAATAACCCGTAGATTTGGCGTGAATTTGTCGCAAGTCGAGACTTACTATAAAATTCTTCCCAAGATCCATATAGGAAAAATCCCAGTCATGTTGAAATCAGATATGTGTATATTGAAACAATATAAACATTTGCACCCGCATACGACAGGTGAGTGTAAGTTTGATGCGGGAGGGTATTTCATTATCAATGGTAGCGAGAAGACAGTATTAATTCAGGAGCGTGCTGCTGAAAATCGTGTATATTGTTTTAATGTTACCAAAGGGAATAATAAATGGTCATTTCAAGCTGAAATAAAGTCCGTGCCTGATTATAAATGTATATCGCCAAAACAGATCAATGTAATGATTGCAACGCGCAATAATGGTTTTGGGCATAATATTTACGTCCAAATTCCACGCATTAAGAACCCCATCCCTCTCTTTATACTTTTTCGTGCATTAGGTTGTATTGCTGACAAAGATATTTGCAAATATATAATTCTAGATATTGAACACGAAAAGATGACTCGTATGTTATTAAAGTTGAAAGCTTCCATTATTAACGCTTCGACATATCTTACACAAGAAGTAGCATTACAGCATATTATCGCTTCAGCAATGTTTACACCGATTAATATGGACAAAGAGACTGGGGATGCGAGGAAACGTCAGTTTACCATCGATGTTTTGAACAATGATCTTTTTCCGCATTGTTCGACAAAGGCGCAAAAAATCTATTTCCTTGGTTATATGGTAAATAAGTTATTACAATGTAGTATGGGATGGCAAAAACCGGATGATAGAGATAATTATAAGAATAAGCGACTTGATTTGACGGGTATATTATTGAATAATTTGGTAAGAAATTATTTCAACAAAGTGGTGAAGGATATGCAGAAGCAAATTGTGCGTGAAATAAATAATGGTTCGTGGCGATCGAATCAAAATTATGCAGATATTATAAATACAACAAATATCTATAAAATCATTAAGTCAACAACTATTGAGAATGGATTAAAGCGCGCCCTGGCAACGGGTGATTTCGGCATTAAAAATCCTCATTCCACAAAGGTTGGTGTTGCACAAGTACTGAATCGCCTGACATATGTTTCCAGTCTCAGTCATCTTCGGCGGGTAAATACTCCCATTGATAAGAGTGGAAAATTAATCCCACCTCGCAAATTACACAATTCGCAATGGGGGTTTATTTGTCCGGCCGAGAGTCCCGAGGGTGCGCCTGTAGGAGTTGTTAAAAATTTGAGTTATATGGCACATATTACGATTAAATCCGCCCGCGAATCTCTATACGATATCATGAAAGGACAATTGATACCTCTTGAGGAGTGTAATTCAAAGCAATTATATGGCGCGGTTAAAGTATTTATTAACGGGAATTGGATCGGGATACCGAAGGGAGACCCTCATGAGTTATATTTATATATAAAGGATAAAAAGTATCGAGCAATAATAAATATTTATACTAGTGTTATCTTTGATTACTATCATAAGGAAATTCGATGTTGTAATGATGCAGGTCGCGCTACTCGCCCCCTACTTCGCGTACGCAATGGTAAATTACTCATTACTCCAGAAATTGTGGAGCGTTTGCGTCGAAAGGAGTTAGGTTGGCGCGACCTTACTTGTGTTAAGACGTTGGATGACTCAATGATTGAATATATTGATGCAGAGGAGCAAGATAAAGTTTTGATTGCTTTGTACCCAAAAGATATAACACCCACGTCAAAGTATACACATTGCGAAATTCATCCAAGTACTATCTTTGGAATTTTGGCATCATGCATTCCTTTTCCTGAACATAATCAGTCCCCAAGAAATACGTATCAGTGTGCGATGGGTAAACAGGCAATGGGTACCTATGCGACTAATTTTAAGGATCGTATGGATAAAACGAGCTATGTTCTTACATATGGCGGTCGCCCACTGGTTGATACGCGTATTATGAATCTGGTGAATTTTTCCAAAATTCCTTCTGGAAAGATGGTTATAGTTGCTATTGCTTCCTTTACAGGCTATAATCAGGAAGATTCGATTATATTTAATAAAGAATTTATTGATCGTGGTGGATTCTCCGCGACGATTTATCGTACCGAAAAAGATGAAGATAAGAAAACACACGGCGATGAGGAAATACGTTGTCGCCCCGATCCGATCAAAACTAAAGGAATGAATTTTGCGAATTACGATAAGTTAAATAGTTCTGGTGTGGTGCCAGAAAATACATTTTTAGAAAATAAGGATGTGATTATTGGTAAGGTTATACCCATTAAAATCAATCGAAATGATCAAACAAAAATTATAAAATATCGAGATCAAAGCAAAATATTTCGGACACGGGAAGAATCATATGTAGATAAGAATTGTGTTGATCGGAATGGCGATGGATACACTTTTTGCAAAGTGAGAACACGAACATATCGTCCTCCTGTAATTGGGGATAAGTTTTCATCGCGGCATGGACAGAAGGGTACTATTGGGATAATATTGCCCCCTGAAGATATGCCCTTTACTGCTGAAGGAATGCGACCCGATATTATTATTAATCCCCACGCTATTCCATCCCGGATGACGATTGGACAGCTGAAAGAAACACTGCTAGGAAAGGCGCTGGCACACTTGGGACTTTTTGGTGATGGTACTAGTTTTAATGACCTCCCTGTATCATTTATTAGTAATCTCCTCCTCGAAATAGGCTTCGAGAAGCATGGAAATGAAGTGATGATGAATGGTATGACAGGAGAGCAAATTGAGAGTAGTATATTTATGGGTCCTGCATTTTATCAACGTCTCAAGCACATGGTTAACGATAAGCAGCATAGCCGCTCTATAGGACCGATGGTGGTACTTACGCGCCAGCCGGCAGAAGGGCGCGCGCGAGATGGGGGGTTGCGCTTTGGAGAGATGGAGCGTGACTGCACTGTGGCACACGGAGCAACCCGTTTTACCAAAGAAAGGATGTATGAGGCCTCTGATAAATATGAGGTATTTGCATGCCGCCAATGTGGTATGTTTGTTATCTTCAATAATAAACAACACATGCATCATTGTAAAACATGCGGAAATCGTGTTGCATTTGCAAGAATCAAGATACCATACTCCTGTAAGCTATTGTTTCAGGAACTGATCACTATGAATATTGTTCCACGCGTAATTACTGATTTGGCATAAATTATTTTAGATTTTAATATGTATATGTTAATTAAAAAAAGAGAAGGTAACTCATTTTATAAAAAAAAATATTCTTTTTCAGTAAGAGCCAAAGAAGCAAAAAGAATTATGAAAAAATACCCTGATCGTATACCTGTTATTTGTGAACGTTCGACAAATAGTGATGTTGCAAAGATTGATAAAAAAAAATATTTAGTGCCTAGTGATCTTACAATAGGACAATTTGTATTTGTTATTCGACAACGAATAAAACTCAATCCTGCACAAGCAATTTTTTTATTCATTGGGAGTCAATGTGTGATTCCACCGACTGCTCACCTGATGTCAATTGTATACGATGAACATAGGGATAAGGATGGTTATCTATATATAAAATATAGTGGTGAAAATACCTTCGGATAAATAAAAGATATTATATTTATATAATATGTTTTCAACAAGATGTTTCCGTCAACGATGCGTTACTTCGCGAACACCCCTTTCAGACAATAAGAAAAGAAATCAGCAAAGAGAAATAGAACGCTTCCAAGCTTGGAAAAGAAAAACGCAAGAATACCGACGTCCAACCTTTAATGATATTCCCAAAAGTAATTTAACATCGGAACAGGTAAATCTAGTTGAGTATTTTGAGAACTATCCAATTGTACAGAAGAGGGAGGAGTATAATAAGAACAATACACCCTATACGATTATCAGTGTGCGGCAACGTGATTTTGTGAATGGAACATTGCGTATTAAAGTGCCGGGCGTATATGTACTTCAAGAAAATATATTCTTTGAACCAAATAAAAATAACGACTTTTTTCCAACCGCTGCACAAATCCAATCGGGTGAATATCCTATGGGTATGACGGGTCCATATCATTTAGGATTCTTTGCAGCTATGACAATTGAAACAAATAATGTTATCATAGATTTAAATGGAAAATCTATACAACAAACACCACTACATAACTTACAACAACGTTTTTATGCTAACATTGAATTAGCCAGTGCACCATTTATTCCTACGCAAGGCCCAGCTAATTTTGGTGATAGTATTGTGATCCCCTCCAAGGTTCTTATTATGAATGGCAGCTTGGGACTCTCTTCTCATCACGGCATACATGGTAATGGAATGTCAAAGGTTATTTTGAAGAAATTAGTAATTCAACATATGGAAGTCGCAGCTATTGCATTAAATGGTACCGAACAAACCATCTTTGATGATATTACAATAACAGGCACCTTTACAAACATTCCTATCCTATCAACATACTCACAAGGAAGATTTATCAGAAAGTTTTTGAATAACCTTAAAAGTCGTCTCCCGACTGCAGCAGTTTCCATTGAGGGTGCGAGTAAGTCTTTGGATTCGATTATTAGTGAGTTGAATGCTGAATTGGATGCCACGCGTGATTCTATTTTAAATGATAATATTATTCCAGCTAATATATTTGGTAACTCATCAAAGCTGTACGATGGAAATGTGTATGGAATTGTATTAAATGTGAGGGGTGTTGTTGTTAATGATTTTTTTAGAACCCGTCCTGCTGAAGCATTAGGAAATAAATTTATATATCTGCAAAGGATAATAATTAATAATACAACATCACTTCCAGTTGAAATATTAGCAGTCAATAGTACACCGGAAGATAGCGGTGCGTATGGTGGGAAACGTCAGGTGGGTCCGGTAGGCGATATTTTTACAATAACATTAGCAACGGCGAGTGATGACACATATAAAGGGAATACTCTGGCGAATGCTCAGATAATTTTAGCAAAACATAATGATCCTAAAAATGGGACTACAAATATTGAAGCACCCATAGTAAATTGGGTAGAGTCAGATAGTTTATTAACAGATACGTTTAACAATAATGATTATTATTACGTGGGCGGCGGTGATTCTATGGGACATGCGATGAAGGGTAATATTGGTTTGTTCGTTTCAGCTGCACAATATATATTAATGAAGAACATCATTGTAAATAGTGTGACAAGTAAAGGTGATAAAGTGGGAAACTCTCCTCTAATTGCCGATGCAAGCCAAAATAAACAGGGTGCTATGTCAACAGGTATTTTGATTACGGGGAGTAATTATATTACCATGAATAGTGTTGCTGTGAAAAATGTTAATTCTAAAAATGGAGATGCAAATGGTGTTTTTGTGCTATCAAGCTCTAATATTACACAAAGTAATCTTAATATAACTAATGTGACAACTGATTCTTCGACAAGTGTAGCAACGAATTATAAAGAAGAATAAAAATATTATATTAATATATAATGCCAACTGAAGATCGTTCCGCTAGTGCAGCTATGGTAAGAAAGATTATACGCCGTGTAAATATGCGTACAGGCTTGCCTCCTAAACAGCAATCATATGCCAAAACGAGTAATTCTACATTTATTAGATTTATGAATTGGCGTACTGCTACTGCCAATCGCAATATTGCATTGCCGAAAAATACTTCTTGTGGCTGTTGATTAACCAATGTAAATAATATATTTATTTTTCTAGTTTTATAGTATAAATGAATAAATATATTGTCGAATTTTTAGGAACTATGTTCTTTCTTTATGTTATTTTAGCATCAGGGAATCCTTTAGCCATAGGTTTAGCTCTCTGCGTTGCGATTATGGTTGGTGGAAAAATCTCGGGGGGAAATTACAACCCAGCCGTCTCTATTATGATGGCATCGGCGGGTAAACTGCCAATGCATGATTTGCTGCCATACATTGGCGCACAAGTCGCGGGTGGACTGATGGCCCTTGAATTATACAAAAAACTCTAAAATAAAAAAGAATATTGCGAATATATATAATGTCAAGAACACGGAAAAGAAGAAGCCGCCGTCACCGCAAAGGAGGAAATCCTGTAACTGGCGTCACACACGCAGCAGCTGGCGCTGCTGGCGCTGTTGGACACGGGGTCGGGCGCGTCGGGCACGCCGTCACCGGCACTGCCGGCAAAGCCGTCAAGAAAACGGCGCAGGCGGGCAAATCCGCACTCCACCATATCAAGGGCTTGTTTGGCATGGCCGGTGGACACCGCACGCGCCGCCGCCGCAGCCGCAAGCGCCACAGCCGCAAGCGCCAGAGCCGCCGTCATCGCCACAGCCGCCGTTGCCGCCATAACCGCGGAGGACGCCTCAGCCGCCGCCACAACAACCGGCGCAACAACCCCAGCAACAACCGGCGCAACAACCGGCGCAACAACCGC